TGGTCACTGTTGTCAAAATAGTATTCAGATATAAATGTATCTCCTCCGTTTTGAGCTACATATAATTCTACAAAGTTAATTTCATTAGTTAAATCATTTATAACTTGAACAGAAGCATGGAGTGATTCAAATGAAGTTGATGCTAACGAAACAATATTTGTTGTTATTCCTGGAGCAGCTTTATCAATAGAATTAAATAGATTTATAAAACCAATAGATGTTGATGCAATTCCTATACGAGTTGCCTCAAAATAACTTTGAATCCATTTCAAATCATAATCCTTATTGTAAGAATTTATGGGAGTAAATCTCAAATAAACTTCTTCAAATTCATTTTCTTCTATCGAAAAATCTCCAATTTTTTCTTCAGAGAAGTGAGTTAATCCGATTCCTGAATTTACGAGAGTTCCTTTTTCAAAAATTGATATATCAGTTCCATTGTTTAATATTATTAAATCAGAAAACTGTATTTCTGTTTTATCGGAAGAAGTAACTCTAACTAAGATGTTGATATAAGAATTATTCTCTTCTGTTAAATTAATTAAATTTAAGAAATTTAAAGGACTTGTTTCTAAATTTGAAAATAATCTATTAATATTATCTAGTTTTAATACATTATTAGTTACATTATTAATATATGGGGTTAATATTTTATTTTCTAATCTTAGGAATTTTGAATAATTGTTAACAACATCAATATCTTTTGATAAATCAAAATTGTAAATTGTATCTACTCGTTGCTCTTCAATAATATCTCTAATTATTGTAGTTACATTTTCACTTCCTACACCAACAGAAGTTATAGATGTTATGCCAGTATCACTAAAGTTTTTAGTTCCTACACTATGCAATAAATTATTTACTGGAGTTTTAAATTCTTCATATGTTATAGGACTCTTAATTGTATATGATAGATTTTGATAGTAATCATTATCGGGTATTACCTGAGTATCGTCATTTAAAATTCCGATGTTGTTAGACCAACCAATATTTTTATCAGTTGAAAAATCAATTTTAAATCTACCTAAATTTTCTTTAATATTTTCGACAGTTGCAATTGTTCCAGATTCTTTTCCTTTAAATGTTTCACCTACTGATAATTCATAAGATCCAACAACTTTAATGAAAGACTGATCATAATATACAATTTCCAAATCTCTTTCAACTTCATCTGAAATAATTTTTTCTCCAATTATGAATGATGCTCTATTTTTAGAGAACTCAAATGTTGGATATGTATTTTTATTAATAATTACTGGAATAAAATCTTGAATTGTTTTTGCAATTCCGGTATTTGTTGTTATTCCAGAAATATCAATAACAATTTTGGCTAAAATTCCAGTTGTATCATCAAAACTGCTAACATTGAAGAATTGGTATCCATAATCTTCAGAATTAAATCCATCACCATCAGTACTTTCCTTTTGAATTCCCTCAATAAATACTTCATCTCCTGCTTGGAAAGGATCTGGTGTGAATCCACTGACAGGTTTAGAGATAAAGCAAGTAAATATTCCACTAGAAGATGATTGAACTTGTTGAATACTAAATCCGTTTGTGTTATTTGTTGCAAATAAGTTCACTTCTGTATCTGGAACTCCTTTTGGATTTTGTATAATTTTTACAGAAGATACTGAAGAACCTGACAAAGTGGCTTCCAAAATGCCACTATCTATTTTTTCTCCAGTAAGAGTATTAACTATTGTAATAGATGGTGGATTAATATAATCCGATCCTCCACTGGTAACAGTAACTACACCAATTGTATTTGCATCTTTTATAGCAATTTGAGGAGAAATATAAGCAACAGGTTGTAAAGTAGGATCTGATGGATATTCAAATCCTTCATTTATTAATTTCAGTTCTTTGATATCACCGATATTTTTTGTCTTACAAAAAACATTAGCATTAATACCATCAATTGAATTTATTTTATTGATAATTGGAATGGTCTTAGAATTTGATCCCTTAGAAATTATGCTAATTTCTTTAACTGATCCTTTTGCATTCAATGAATTTGTAAAATATTCTAAATTATTACACTCTGTTTTTGCATATGAAATTCTTTCTGGTCCCTTTTCTAAGTAAATATTGAAAGTTGTTGTACCAACACCAGAAATTACATAGTTATCATTATAAAAACTATCAACAAAATAAATTTGTGAATAATTAATAATATCAGTGTCAGCAGTACTAATATATCCAGATTTTTCTAGATTATAATATAATTTAGTCGGAACATTTTCACCATAATTAAGTGTTAATCTAGCAGTAGTAGAAACTCCTACTGTTCCAACACCAGATATAGTAAACGATGTGCTAGATCCTGCCGATACAAATTCATTTTTAAAATCTTTATCATTATAAATTTTTAATTTATATCCAACTAAGGAAGAATCTGATAAATCAAATATGAGGTTATTATTTTTAGTTACTTGAATTTGAGGATTTATCAAGGAAATTGATTGTATGGATCCTCCAGTGCTTGCAATACTTACTACTGTTGGAGAATCTGTTCTTACAGCATCGATATAAGTTTCACATACTTTTATCTTATTTTCGTCAACTTTATAAACGTAATAAAATCCTGTAGTTAATCCAGATGCTACAATATTGGCACTATATTTTACTTTATCTCCAGTTTTTAACTTATGCTGTGGAATGGTTATTTCATTTGTTAGTGTACTGATACCTGTAGAACTAAATCCTATAGAATTGACTAAAATAAATTTACTATCAGCATCATTTTTTAATCTTACAATTGTAGACGTTCCAATACCTACGTTTAAATTTGGTTCTACATTTAATATAATGGAGTCACCATCTGATAACTCATGTGTGGTAGAAACTGATACTGTAGTTTTATATCTTTGTACTGTTCCTTTAAATTGATCGAAAATACTTTCAATTGAATATTCATCATTATCATCACCATTACTGTGGAAAAACAGTTCTGGAGCAGTAAATGAAGTTTTTAAACCTATTAAATTAATGCTCTTATTTACAACATAAAATTCTTGAGATGTCCCACTAACTGGAATCAAATATGTATTTGATCCATCTGTAGAAACTGAAATATTTCCACTAGGTATAGTAAACAGTATTCTTTGATTAGTTACGAATGGGTGATTTTCCAAATAAATTCCTTTTATTGGGATATCTCTAGTAACCGTAGAATCTCCAAAATTGAAAGATACTGAATTACTTGTACCAAGTGTTGTGCCAACTCCAACAGATTCTCTTGGATTGAAGAAAACTTTATCGTTTATTTTTGAATTAAAATAATCTAGGTTTGATGCAATTGTAAATGAATTTGGAAATACTGAAATTGTGGATGATGCAGAATGAGAAGATCCAGCACCAGTTAATCCTCTTTGTACTTTTAAAATATTTTCGTTTTTGAAAATGCCAAGAACTTTTAATGTTTCGGTTCCAATTCCAATACTACTTCCAACTGAAAGAGAATTTGGAATTTGAGAAACGTAGATTTCAGTAGATCCAATAGATGTTGCTTGAGGAATATCTCTTACAACTGTAGAACGTTCTGAAGATACACCTATCTTATAAAATCCATCTAACGTTGTAAGATTAGTAGAAAATCCAGATAAGGTTACATAATCATTATCTTTTAAATTATGATATGGTAAAATTGTTATTTTTGTTTGATTTTGATTATTCCACGAAGCAATGGAATTATTATAAGTTTCTGTTGTCGTTACAATGTTCTCAATTTCTTTGCCATTTATTGAAGAAACTCTAGCAGATATTCCAATTTTTTCATTGTCAATAAATTCTAATAAATCATTAATTTTGTAATCTGATCCAGGATTGATAATATCAAAACCACTAATAACTCCACTAGAAATTGAATCTACAGTTAAAAGTTGGTTTTTTAAATCCAAATAACTTGGAATAAAATCGTTTTCAATATTTGGATCGACCAATTTATATGGATATGTGTTTCTTAATAAATCGTAGTTAGCAAAATCAAATGTCTGGTCTAGATAATAATTTTCATTTAGTGTGTTAGATCTATATGAATCTCCAATAAAATAAGGAAACTTTGGTTCAGAATTTATATTATCAATTGGTGAAAAATACGCATAAACTCCATTTGGAAATTCTGGGGTTTTACAAAATCTCCCATTATGAATATCTAAGTCTCCACTTCCATCATATCGATAATCTTCAATAAAAAATCCTGCATCAAATCCCGATGGTCTGTCAATGTATGCAGTGTCTAATACATAACTTGAAGTTAAAAGTTTTACAGATGTGGTACTATCTGGAGTACTATATCCATATGCACCATAAATTGGATTGCCATCATATGCCCATCCAATAATTTTTGAGTGGAACGTTCCGTCATCTGCAAAACAATTTTGTAAAGCACTGAAGTATCCAGAAACCGAATACTTCAACTTATTATTTAAAGTTTCTGTATAAATTTCTGAATCAAATCTCTTAGTATCATTAACTGTTAAATTTCTAATTGATACATCAAAAAGTGCATTAGACCCAGCAGGGATAACTTTAATTTTTGAACTAGTTGAATATCCGATACCAGAATTAGTAACAGTAACATTAGTAATTTTTCCACCACTAATTATGGGTACTAGTTCCGCCCCACTACCAGTTCCTGTTGGATCTTCTACAATGAGGTCTGGTGAAGAATAATACTCTTTACCACTATATTCAATTCTAACCGAATTGATAGTTCCATTGATAATATTTGGAACCATCTTAGCATCTTTTCCATTTTGAATAGTAATAATTGGTTTCTTTTCAAAATTTAAAATGGATGATCCATATCCAGTGCCAGTTTCATATAGATAAGCATCAATTATTTTTCCTCTTACCTTAGGAGTTATTTGAATGGTTTGACTTGTACTTATACTTGGTGTTGTAAATTCTACAAAAACAGAAATTTGTGGATAACTAAAATATTGATATCCATTTCCAATTGAAAAGAATTTAACATAATTTTCTCTTTCATAATTTGATCTTATTGTTGCTCCAATGCCAGCATCACAAATTCTAAATGAATCATCATCAACTTTTAAAACATAAAACTGATTAGACGTATTTGTAGAAATTCCAGATATTGCAGATGTTTCATAATTATATTTAATTAAATCACCATCATTAAATCCATGATTTTTAAAATTAATTGTATGATTAAATGTAGAGATACCGGATGGTTTAACAATTAATTTTCTATTTGTATACTGTTGACCACCATCAATTACCTTAATTTCAGTAAGAGTATTTTTGCTAGATGATGTATAGAACTTATGAATACCAGAAGTATTAACTGTATTAAATCCTACGGTATTAATTCCTAAAGAATAATCGGATAAAGATTGATATAATCTAACTGTAAGGTCACTAGTTTTTTTTATATAATATGGAGAATCACTAATCAGTGTAGAATTTCCTGTACCTATTCCAACTCCTAAATTTCCATTTGAACTATAAATTACTTCCTCACCATCTGAAAAATTATGTTTAGTTAAAAATGTAAGTTGCCCAGTGGTGGTGTTGATTCCACCAGAATTAGTTGTAGTTCTTGCATCGAAGAAAACTTCTCTTACTCTTTTTTTAATGACTGGTTCTAAAATTGCACCAAATCCATTTCCACCACTAACCCCTATAGAAACTATACGTTGAATATCAAAACTCTGATCTTCTACATAAGTTTTTTCTATTGATCCACTTACAACAGGTTGAATAAATGCTGTGGATCCTACCCCTGCAGAAACTGATATAAAAGGTAGATTTATAGCATCATAATCGATGCCACCATTCAAAACTCTAACAGAATTTAATGGTCCATAATAAATTTTATCTAATGACTTGTAGTTACTAATCTCTACTCCATTGACTAATAAACCAACAGGTCCAGATAAAGTTTTTTCATTAGATCCATTATCAATATTATTTGTAAGTGAAAATTTCTTAAGAATTTTTTGAGGACCTATTTCACCAGATCTTTGAGAATATAAAGTAAACTTATGTGTTCCTATTCCAGAAATATAAGGAGAATTGAACGTCAAATAATTTGAACTTCCTATAAAAGATTGAGATGAATATAATCTTATTCTTTTTTTATTCGATTCCAAAACCTCAACATAATATGATCCAGTTTCTAATCCTACGAGTGAATCTTGCTCTGGTTGATAAAAAATCCTATCTCCCGTCAAGAACGGAACATTATCTGGAAAAGCAATTATTGTAAAGTCATCATCAACTTTACCTGTTAAAATTCCAGTATTATTATCAATATAGTTGGTATTTAAATTTTTTGTTATCTGATAATTGTATGGAATAGATAATCCTCTATTATTTGATGGCAATGAGTTAGATGCCACATATGCATAATCATTATCACTATAAAGATTACTTACGTCAGATATGATGGAATCATTACCATATGTTAAAGGCACGTTTAAGCTACTAGCTTTGCTAACCTTTCTTCTTAAATCATACTTTACATCTGGATTTGGAACAAAACTAAAACCAAATAACTGAATAGATTTTGAATTATCTTGAATTTCTTCATTAACATATGTTGTAAATACAACATTCGATGTTCCCCTTTCTACAATCTCAATTTCATCTCCATATTTTAGACTGGTTCTATCAATTGATGATTTTAAGTTGAGAGATTTTGGTCCACCAAAATTATCAATATAATATCTTGAGTTGGAATTATAGAACCAAGAATTCACCAATATTTCTTTAAAACTTTTTTCACCAAATTTAGTTTGACCAATCGGGTTTCCAAGGCTCTTAACATATACAAAGTCACCCTCAGAAACACCACTCAAAGATTCTGATATTTGAGTAAAATCTGATAGAGATCCAACTATTCTAAACTGAACTTCTTTGCTTGTATCACCATTTTCATATCCAATGTAAATATCACTTGTTCTCACATCATCTGCTTGCCCAATTTCAAACTCTATACCAGAACATCCAAAAAACTGATTGATACTCTTATTTGTATAAGTAATTGTGTTTATTCCAGATATAATTGTTCCTGACTCCGGAAATCCAATTGTAGAGTCTACAGAGATTATGGAAGAACCAACAGAAATAGTCTCTAGACACTTTGTAGATGGGGTAACACTAAACTTTCCTTGAACTGTTGGAAAATCATCATATCCAACAAATAAAGATAATTTATAATATTTTTTTCCATTTCTAGTAACAATTTCAACTTCTGATACTGATGCATTTGTATCTGGATCAGATTTTTTTTGAATTGTTTGTCCTGCTAATTTATTAGGTTCTCCAGAAATTGCTTCTATTAATACAACCTTTCTTCTAATAAATTCTGCAGATGATGGTTTAATTAAGAAATTTTCAAGATTAACAACAGTTGCATTGACTCCGTATAAAACTTTGAATAAAATTTTAAAGGATTCGTCTGTTCCTTTTGCTTTATAAAAAGATCTTGCTTCTTTTATAAAATTACCAACATTAAGATTGGATACAAAGTCCAAATCTTCCAATCCTGGTGTAAGAGAATATTTTAATTTTTTATAAAATTCTTTTAAGAATAAGGAACTTAAATTTTTAACGATTGCGTATTGCTCATGAGATTCTGCACTGGAGGTTTCAAATAGTAATTCTTCTTGATTTAATTCTTGGTGATAACTTGTAATTCCACTGAATCCTCTATGGCAGTTAATGAAAGAATTTGTAGTAATTCCTGTATAAGTGATAATTTCATTATCAATTTTTAATAAACCATATTGTTTTGGAAATCCTTTAGTGCTGTTTACATTAATTGTAATTTTATTGACAGTTCCTATGCCAGATGTTAGATATGTGCTATCAACGATAACTTCTGGTGTAAGATTATCTAACTTTAAATATTGATCTAAATTCTCGGCGACATCAACTGGACCACTCTGATATTCTTGAGATATGTAATATTGTTTTAAAAACTCTGAAGCTTTTGGATTTTCATCCAAAATAAAACTTGGAAGTTGATTTTCAATAACTTGATAAACTTTAACTCTTGAATCAAACCCAGTTTGTATCATATTACTTTCTTATTAAATTTCCGTTTAAGTAACTAGATGTATAGTAGTTTTTGGAGAACTCGGTTCCAGATATCTCTTCACCAGAAGATATAACATCTCTTACCATATTTATTTCACTTTTATCAATGCTAAAACTTAAATACAATTCTTTAAGACCAATAACATCATTTGATTCTGGTACTGCCTGAATTTCGATAATGTTATTTGGTAATGATGTTGATATGATATTCAGGGTTCCTAAATTTATTTCCCCTTTTACATAATCAACTGTACCAACAGATTTAATAACAACTCTAGTTTCTGTTTCTGATATTGGTTTTACAATAGAAAGAACACCAGTTTTTTTATCTGCATTTGGTTTATCAGTAATATAAACTGTATCTAGATCATTTTCTACAATAAATCCCGTTGATTTGATATTGTAAGAATCTTTCCCAACATGAAACTGATTTCCAAAACAGAGTTCATATTGTGCATATGTGTTTAAAAGTGCTTTTAGATCTCTTCTAATACGAACTTTAGTGATGTTTGATGTTATGGCAAAATCAGTATTGTCAATAAGTTGTAATACTTTACTATATTTGAATCTTCCACCAAACTTATTCAGATCAATAGAATTTGCATATTTTGTGAGAGAGTTTGTAACCTTAGTTTTTAAAGCAGATGCTGAGGATGTTTTTGAATAATCAAAATAAACTGAAGAGTCAATCTCAACATACAAAACTTTTAAGTCAATTATCTTTTGATTGATACCAGAAATGCTATACTTTTTTAGTTCATTTAAAATTCGTGTCTTATTGAAGTCAGATACAAAAGTTCCATTTTTTGGTTTGATACTAATCTGAACATTTCCATATTCTGGAGGATCTAATTCTTCACCACCAATAACCGATACTGACTCAGTATCTGGATAGATTCTTTTGATAATTGTTTCATAATCATTTGCCGTTACTGCTCTATGTTGAGAGGAGTAAACTCTTGGAGCAAAGTACTTAATTGAATCAATCTTCTCAATATCATCACCATTCTGTGATGCCTGATTTGTTGTGACAGATACAGGAGTGTTTAGTGGAAGAATATTTCCATCAGAATTTTCAAGTGTTCCAGAGAATAAAAATCGAGAGGCACCATTACCATCCTTACCGTCAGTTATAATATAATTAACAGTTATAACAGTTCCATCTTCATTTGTTGCATTACCCAGTTTTTTTCCAATATATCCATCACCAAACAGTATTTCATACTTCTCATCTTGTACTTCTTGAATCAGATAAATTCTTGACTCTGATCCTACATTGATAATATCTTCTACTTGATAATATTCATATCCCAGTCCACTTTCTGAGGTTTTTCTGACGTAAACTTTAATTGTCGAACTATCAATAAAAGAGTTATTCAAGATAAATCTTTGATCTAATGATCCATCATATGTGAATCTATTTGTTAGAAAAGTTCCCTGATAAATTTCTATATTATTAAATGATGCAGTTCCAGAAGAATTTACTGGAACTGTGATGTCTTCTGGAATCGAAAAGACATAATTTGTATTTTCTACATCTCCTGTACAAACAAGACCTGCCTTCAGAGTCAGTGTTTGCGTCGTTGGTAGTCCAGACCCATCTACGAGTCCAGTTATTTCAAAAGATATTCTTGCCTTTGCTGCAGATCTAGATCTTGGAACATACCCAATATTTCTTGCAAGTGAAACAACATTTTCACGAAGAGTTGCAGAGTCTAAGAAAGACTCATTTACAATCATATTCGAGTTAAATGCTGTAATGTAAGTATTATATGCTAACGTATCAATAAGAACTGAAAAGTTAGACCCCTCAAAATCGAAGTCCGTAAAGTTTGAGTTCTCACGGATATAATCTTTGATAGAAGTCTTAATCTGATCAAAATCTAGATTGGTAAACTTAGTGAAAGGCATTTTATCTTGTTGCCTCTAAGAGAAATGAATATTCTTGAGTCGGAAACTCTTGACCGATAATATCAAAGATTACAACAACGTTAAATGTATTATCATCTGGGTTAGGTTCAACTTCAACATTAATATTTTCAACCCTAGGTTCAAAGTTGGTTATTGCAATTTCAATTTGATTTTGAATAACTGATGCAGTACCAAAATCGACAAATTCAAATAAACTTGATCTTACGTCAGATCCAAAAGATGAATTGAAAAATCTTTCTGTAGGGATGGTTTCAACAATGTTTCTTACGGATCTACGAATCGCAGACTCATTTTTGAGGATCTGCAGATCTTTTGTTACTGGATGTGGTTCAAATGATAAACTAATATCCTTAAAAGATCTAGAGGTCCTCTGTATTGCCATCGATCAAGAGTTTTCTTTGCTTTATTTATATTTACTTCCAGGGAGATCCATAGGTTGGTTCGGTTCCATACTCCCAATCATCGTAATCCTCATCATTACGAATCTTTTCATGTAGTTCAACTTGTTTTTTAAGATCATGACGTGGTGCCAAATCGTGTATAACCTCTTGAATTACTCGTTTTTGTGATGTAGAATCATAATCTGTGATTAATTTGGCAGTTCCCCACATTTCTCTCATGTAATTCGGGTCTCTATCGACTGGTAAATTAGACATTTTAGCTCCTGTTTTAAGTTAATAAAACAGAACTTTTATAAAGGAGGTTGCTATCTCCTTACTTCTATTTAACGATCCAGTTCTCTGAGTGAATATGAGTCGGAATTCAAATATTTCAATACTTCTAGAGCAATCAAACGTGGATTTCCTTCACCACAAGTGTAAACATCGACTGCCAAACACCCATTTTCTGGCCATGTGTGACATGAAACATGACTTTCAGACAGTGCAATAACAACTGTACATCCTTGTGGAAGAAAACAATGTGAAAAGGTGTTCAGAATTGTCATCTTTGCACGTTGAATACCCTTGATCATGACGTTTTGTAGAGATTCAACGTCATTGATAAGGTTAAAATCAACATTGTACACCTCTAGGAGCAGGTGTTTACCCATTGAAAACTGTT